AACAAGATTCTTAGTGGAATCCACACTGAATAACAACCATATCCGTGCCAAGTACGCGAGAGATGATTCGGGAAATGCACCCAGTGCGGCCAGTCTTTCCATAATCGAAATGGAAAATATGGATGAGCGTTCTGCAATGACAGAAGACACATGGCGGCCATGGGAGCATCGCAGATACGAAGTGGATAGAGCCATTATCCAGGTGGAAGCTGGTACAGATGTAGGTGATGACTATAGTGTTGATTTCTTGGAACCGAATTATGCACTCACTCCAGAGAGTGAGATTATGCTTTGGGATTGGCGCTTTAAAAATGGTCTTGCATCTAAAGAGCAGTGGTTTGAGTACCAAAATCCAGATGCAAGTCAGGAAGAGATAGCAAAATTCTCCCAGATGCAGCAGAGCCAGCAAGCACCGCAAAACAGATTATTAAATATCTTAACCAATGACAATAGACCAAGCAGTTGAAGCATATGAATTACAAATTGAACAAGTCACAGAAGAATTTGTTCAGGATATCCAGGAGTTAGAAGATGAAGGCTTATCTACAGAAGAGATACTGGCTCTTATCGCTGCAATTGATTTTGCGACCTATTTTGTTGAAGAGTTGGGTTTCATTGCCGGACATAACGCCTACATGGCTGCAACGGAAGACATTCTTAGTAATTTGCCGTTTTTTGGGGCTACAACCGAGCAACAGCTCCTGGCTCTCCAGAATATCCAAAGATTCAACATTGAGAGTTTGAGTATGAATATAGCTGCGAATATGAAATCAAGTATGGCACAAGGTATTTCCAGTGGACTGAATAGGACAGAAATGTCTGCATTGATCAAATCCAACATCAAATCCACTATTCCACGGATCGACAATGTCATCGGCACACAGTTATCGAATTATGAGCGCAGTATCATTATGCAGATGTCTGCTGATCTGCCTGAGAATCAGTTATATGATTATATAGGTCCACGGGATGATAAGAATCGTCCTGTATGTAGGCAGTTTTTAGATTCATCTCCACTGACTAAAAGTGAAATAAGAGCTGTTAAATCCGATGCAATGGAAACCGGTGGCGGGATTAATTGCAGACACAAGTTTATGCCAATCAATGTTTAACTTTTTAAATATGCTCAAGTTTTCGAAGTCCGAGATAGGCGCAATGGCTGACAGGACTTTAAGTCGCCATAAGAAGCAGATACTCTCCGGGAAAGATGCATATGGAAACTCTTTCGAGCAGTATTCCAGAAGTTATGCAAAACGTAAGAAGAGCGGTGAACGCACCCCGGTCACATTGAGAGATACCGGTAAGATGCTGAAAGCATTTCAAGTGCTGAAAGCTGACTATAAGACCAAAGAATTGAAGTTCCGTTACGGTACTAAAGCCAATAAGCAAGGTATCAAAATGAATGAGCATAATGCCGGTGTTCCAAAAAGAGGACTACCACAACGCAAGATCGCCGATGACCAGGCGCTTGGTAAGATAGTTGAGAATGGTATTGTGCAAGACTTCGCCAACCAGATTGGTAAAAACTTAATGCGTATGACAAAGACCAAGTATGTGGTCAAACTAGGAGGATAGTATGTCCGAAGAAGCAAAACAAGCGCCGCAGATCGCGGAAGGTACTCGATCACCTGAAGTATCGAAAGAGATGGCAACTAAAAGCCAGGATCAGCCGGCACAGCCCAATGTCGGAGAACTGATTGCAGAAAGCAAGAAATACCGGGCTAGATCGCAAAAAGTGGAGGTCGAGAATGCCAAACTGGTAAAACAGATTGAAGATTCAAGGCAGCAACAGCTAGAAAAACAGCAAGAATGGCAGACATTAGCAGAAGAAAGAAAGATCAAACTGGATGAACAAGATGAAGAACTTTCTGTTATTCGTACTGAGAGAAAAGCTGAACATGAAAGATTGCTTTCTGATTTCTCTGAAGAAGAAAGAGAAGACCTAAAGGACCTGACTTTACAATCATTGAAGCTGGTTCATACAAAATTAATAACTAACAAATCCAATGTTCCAAATGTCAGCAATTCAAGAGCGGTGGCTAATAGTAATCCCGCAATAGATGATTGGACGAAATTAAGCTCCCAGGATAAAAGAAATAACTGGCGGGGCATCGTGGATTCATTCAAAAAATAAATAGGAGTAAAACATGGCAATAACAGGTGGAATGTTAGGTGCTGCTCATACAACCTCAACTGCGGACGATTTCGTACCGGAACTATGGGCTGACGGCATCTACAGATACTTTGAAAGAGGAACGGTCTTCAGAGGTTTAGTTGAAGATTATTCTGCATTGGTCAAATCAAAAGGTTTTGGAGATACAATCCACATACCACAAATTGACTTGAAAGCGGCAACTGCCAAAACCGCTAATACACTAGTAACCTATGACGCAACTGCGACAACGGAAACTTCGCTTACTATATCAGATCATTATTACAATGCTATGGTATTTGAAGATGTGCTTATGATTCAGTCAGAAGCCGACTTGGTTTCTAAATACACCAAAATGTTTGGTGAGGCTCTCGCAAGACAGCTTGATGCAGACATTTGGGATGACCTTGATGGTCTTAATGTAAGTGTGGCATTGGCAAGTGGAGACGATAACCTTTCGACAGCAGATTGGCAAGCTGCATTAGCCAGTTTAGGTGAGAATGATGTACCTTACATGGACGGAGATTGTGCGTTGGTAGTTAATCCTACTATGATGGCAGATATTCTTGATCCAAATGCTGGTATTTCTAAATACTTCTGGAGAGCAGATGCTGGTGGTAACACAAGCGTTCTGAATGAAGGTGGATCGTCAAAAGGATTTATCGGCAAGCTACATGGAATCAATGTCTATATGTCCAATACTATTTCAACCGGTGGCTCAGTTTGTTGCGGTGCGATTTTTCATCGTACAGCTGCGGCCATAGCAGTTCAGTCGGATGTTAGAGTCCAGGCGGAATATAGCGTCGATGTTCTTGGCACAAAAATCGTTTCCGATTTGTTATACGGGACCGTGCTGATTGATAGTTCAAGTAACAAACGCGGTTACAGATTCGTAAATAACTAATCTTAACCTTGAAGTAATCATTTGGGGGGCTTAACCGCCCCCCAATGATAAAGGAGATACAATGGCTCAATACTGGTACAAAAAAGATAAAAGAGTTAAAAGAATTTCGGAACAGGACGATCGCAAGGATGTGATTCAACAAGTTAAAGAATTAAAAGATAAAGGATATGTCAAGGTTTCAGATAGAAGAAACCCGGAAAGCACTATTATTAAGCAATCTGTTCCAAAGCCTAAGAAGAAAGCGAAGGCTAAAAAGAAATGAAAGATTTAGGAAATGAATTACGGTCTGGCAAGGTCCATAAATTCAATGGAGAACAGTTGGGCGTGAATACGCAAGGCAAGGGTAGTTTCCCCAGAACTAAAATTACAAATAGAAAATGGCAGGAAAACTGGGATAAGATTTTCGGCAATAAAAAAGAATTACATAACAAATAATCTACCAAACACAATCTCGTTCATCGGTAGTCAACCTTAGAGAGGAAGAAAATGGCAAACTTACATAAATTAAGCGTTCAACAAGCAGTTAATGCAGCCGGTTCAGGTGGTCAATGGACAGTCAATGCTGTATCTACAACAGGATCAAATGCCAATGTGGCTAATACAGTTCATGTTAAAGTCACAGGAGCAAGTCAATTAGGACTGTACTCATCTGGTGAAATATATTTTAATTTCGCAAATGGCGAAACAAACTGTAATACTTCTGGAGATTTAATACTCCAGGGCAGCACCTTAACATTTATTACAGTCCCATTGGGGCTTGAAGCATCTGGGATTGATGGTGAGATATACTTCAATCACCTAAGCACATCAACTACAGCGCATACTGTTAGAATAGTGGAGGTCTAAGATGAGTGTATTAAATAGTTTTATAGGTACAGTCGGATCTTTAAGAGCTGGTGGAACAATCGAAGGCGATGTAACCATTTCAGGTGATTTAACTGTAAGTGGTAGTAGTGC